CAATATTCTTTTCCACCCCCTGCTGCTTGAGTTATCTTGTGGCCCCCCTGCTCATGCGCAGTTTCCTGATGCGCTTAGCCTTTTACACTTTGCGATGTTCCCTCTGGTCCGCCCTTTCGGGTTTCATCCTTTGGTGGCTCTGGGTATTCAATGCCCACGACCATCCCCGTCCGCAAACCGCTACCGGGTTTCCAAGCTACTTCGTTTCGACGTTGCAGCAAGGACTCCGGGAACCGGTAAGCACACTCAGTGTATATATACTGTTTTGCTATACGATTGCCATCATCTTCTGGATTGTTTTCTACGGAGTGACTCGGTTTTTCTCCCATTACTCGCCCGTGCATTATTCCGCTTGGGTCGATTGGTTGTATCCTCCGATCACTATCCGCCATTCCGTTCAGAGCAAAGACGGCATAATCCAACGTGAGGCTTCCGAGTTTCGCGATTTATTCACCATTGATTCTTTCATGCTCGACAAGGCGTACCTTGCCGAGGGTAACCCACACAAGTACGCCGCCCAGCGTAGACTCGCCGCTGTGAACATGGCCCACGCTATCTCTAAGAAGCTCGGACTACCTATTCATGACGAGCAAATGTCCCGACGCGGAGCCAAACGTGGTTACAATGGCACACGGACTATCATGTCCGCCAAAGACGCCTGTTCCTACACTGCTGATAATTTGAAGTACGAGAGTATCCGTCCAGGATCTCTAGTCACTCACATCGACACGTTTACACATAAAGATCTCAATGATGCTAACGCAACACTCTCAGATGGAAATATTCATTACCTCTATACCTGGAACCCCGATGAGGTTGCTGGTAAATCCGACGAACTATTGTTTCGTTATGAGGAGGATGGTGAATTTGTAACTACCGTCGAGGGCTCGGATTCCTATCGCGACAAGCTTTGGAGATTCGAAGGAGACTGTCTCGTAACGCATTCCCACGCAATGCAATTTACCTGGCAAACATTCTTCTTCATCACCTTTGCTGCCGTCATCTTCTGTTACAATGTCTACACAAACCGTGTACATAATCAGTCACTCATCAATGCTGGGCCATTCGGGTACTTGAAGTTTTTCGAGCAACATTTGTACTACCCCGTTCCTACAGTCAACACTTTTACCAATTATGATGGTTATACCGACACCGTTTGGCAACTAGTCAACGGCTACGGCATGTCACCTACTTGGTTGTCGTTGTTCGAAGGGATGAGGCATCCGTACATTATGTTGAGCCACATAACTCTTCAGTACCCATGGACCGTGCAGCCTGACGCTTTGACTCTCGAACATTGGTTTGCTATCTTTTCGGTGCTTCTTCTTGCACTGTTCTGGTCGTATACACCAATTGCCATTTCGCACAAAGTAACACGAATCGACGTCGGTGAGCATCGCTCAATCGTGGTAATCGTACCAAACTGTAAATTTAGGGGGTTCGCTGCCCTTGCACGCCCATTTCTTTCAGATGCAGACCTCCGACCGCGCACACCACTCGTGTGTAGTCAAGGAGGCGGTCACAAGATCTTAGCCGAACGGCGAAAGAAACCTAGTGGCTATTCTGTTTCATATCTGGGTTCATATGAAGCACATCATCTCGACGATAAAGTCGTTGACATGGCTAAGACCCTATCAACCGATAAAGGAGCCCCGAGCATTTCGAATGTTCGGGTTAGCACCAAGTCGGAAGGGGACGAAGCTTCCCGTGTCGCCGCTGCTGTCGCTATCGCCATTATCACTAATGGTGAAGACCCTTTCAGCTATTCCAGCAATTATGGTTTTTACCCTATGCCTACGATCATCAGACAAGACGATAAATCTAAGGCCAACGGTGAAACGATCAAGGAAGTGATGGCACATGGTGCTATGCCTCCTGTCGTCTCAGGCGCTGCGTATATCCACGCAAGATCCGAAGCTCAGACTAGAGATTTTGTCAAACGCCGCCTGAAAGATCCAGCTGCTAAAGTTGACTCGAGGTTCACACCGGAGACCGTAATGTATATAAATGAATTCGCTGACCGCATCCGCAAGGAGGTACTCGGCGAAGAAATCAAAGGTTTCCTTCAACCTATCAGCGAACAAGAATATATCGAAACAAGGAGCAAAAATCAACTCAACAAATTTAACGAAGTCCTACCAGTGTACGACATTCATAATTTTGATGATCGACAAGGCTTCATGAAACGAGAGGTGCTGCCGAATCCGGCGAAAGCCGCCCGTGGAATCTGTTGTTTCCCAGCGGAAACCCAAGCCCTTGGCGGGCGCATTTCCTTAGCGTATGCTGCCGCCATGAAGAGATGTCAATGGATGGCTTGTGGTTTGAATCCGTCGGAAACGACTAACGCAGTCTTGAGAGTCTGTTGTGGAGCTGTATCTATCACCGACACAGATTTCAGTGCCCAGGATGCAACCATCGATGAGAACAAACGCCTCATCGAGTTAGCGTTGCTCCTTCAACTTTTTGATAAGGAGTGGCACGACATCATCAAAGACTGGCATTATACCGATTACCATGGGCGCGTTTTGTACGGCGACAAAGGCACGAAACGCGAACCACATCAATTCAACGGTTCCAGAGGTAGTGGAAGTCCCTTCACCACCCTTGGCAACACACCGTTGACTGGCTTATTCGCCTTTATTGCCCTACGCATTTCCGGTAAGAACGCTACCGATGCGTGGGAAAACCTCGGTGTGTATTCCGGTGACGACGGAATCACAGCCGACCTACCTCCCGCTGCTTGCGATCAAGCGGCCGAGACTCTGGGTTTCCTTGTTAAGTCATCAACAAGTCAGAAATACATCCCATTCCTCGGCCGTCACTACTTCGACCCCATCGGTGGAAGTAGATCTAGCACACAATCTCCCCTGCGTACCATCTCCAAACTGCACACAACCCTCTTAAATATTGAGGAGTTCACCGCTGAAGAAACCATAATCATGAAAGCGATCTGTCTACAGGTCACGGACAGGAACAGTGATTTCTTCGGCCCGTGGTCAGAGAAGATCATTAAGGACGCTCGGAAGAAACAAGAAAACTGCATACAAAACCTTGGCGCCAAGATCCTTAAGTATCCTGGGCTGCACCCGTATTTTGCTGTCACCGCTCTGAAGACCGCAGCGACTTTCCACAACGATAAAGGCGATTTTGAAGAACTCTTCGAGATCGAGATGCCTGGCTTCGATTGGAGTAAGTTCAATGCTTGGCTCAAAGACGGTGAAGGCCCTTGTCCTTTGCTTTGGGAACATCCTGAGCCAACGTACGAGGAAATGCAGGCTGTAGGTCCAGTCACGCTTGCTATGAAAGGCGTCAACGACACAACTCACATGTTGGATTATCCTCCTCCTGTCAAGCCTCGGCAGTCAGTCAAGTGGAATCCAAAACTAGCAGAAGATTGTGCGCCAGAATCAGAAACACCTCCAAATGGTAAGAAGAAACGTCACAAACGTAGCCAAGAGGAACAAAAGGAGTTTTTGAAGCTGGTCGAAGCAAAAGACTTACTCGAAGAATACCGTGCCGCCAAAAATGTACCCTCCGATCCCGCCGATGTAAATAACGAACGGCGAAAGAAACGCGATCGGATTGAGGCTGAAGTACTCAAACATTGGAATGTACATAAACCACGGTCCCAATAAGTCGCGGGCCTCATGCTAGTTTCTCGATATCTGGCGTAAAACTATAAAATCGTACCCTGCGGTGGCGGCGTGGGGGCTTGAAATTGTGAAATATCATTTTCGACCCTCTCCGCACGTGACGTATATCCTACTTCACTTCAAACCACATTCGAAACATGACTTTAACTAGACAACAGTTTTTGGCTAAAACAAAGATAAAGGCTCTTCCAGCTGCCGAGAAAGAACGCCGCTGGAAGCAACACCTAATGTCCGAGGGAGGCCTCACGATCGGTCGGAAAAATCAACGCGTACAAGGGCGCGGCGACTACTATTCCGAAGCTAAGGCATGGGCTGATCGACAGCTAGCGAGAATTCCAAAAGGCACCTTCGGCCGGCTCGGCGCATCTATCGCAGGCGCTCCTGGCCAGGCCGCTGGTGATCTAATCGCTCATCTCACAGGACGTGGTGACTACAACGTCAAGAAAAATTCCCTCATCCGTGACGGGAATGTCCTCCGGCCGGATCAGATGTCCTTCTCTCCTTCGGGAGCGGCATCTATCCGAATGCAGCGCCGCGAGTTCATTGGTGATCTAGCCGCCCCATCCGAGCCTACTGCATTCAGTCAGACACAGTACCGGTTGCAGCCAACGGATGTTAAATCATTCCCATGGCTGTCAGCTGTTGCTAACCACTTCACTGAGTGGGAATTGCACGGCGCGATTCTGACTTTCGAAACCACTTCTAGCAACTTTGCTCAGAACATGGCTCTCGGAACAATCTCCATCGCTACGCAGTACAATTCTAACGAATTGCCTTTTTCAAATATGAAAGACATTCTTCAAGCCGCTTACCACAGTCGTGGTAATCCGTCTGAATGCATCATGCATGGCATTGAATGCGACCCAGCCCTACAGGCGAGCGAGCACTTGTACACACGCCGCTTCGGAACCTCTGGACCACCAAACCTCTATGACCACGGTGTTGTAACCGTGGCCACCGAGGGGCTCCCAGCCGCTCCTGGTACAATATTAGGTCGTTTGTTCATTACATATGACATCGAACTCAACCTACCCGCTCTCCCCACCGGTCATGATTACCTTGGTAGTTCACTAAGCCTTTGGACCACCCATGATTCTACGACGGAACCTCCAATGGGCAATCCTTTGGAAGTCCAACCGTATTACATGACTCCCGCTGTAAAGGGCTTATCCTACGGCGTGTCCACCGGTAATAATGTCATGGCCCTGGTTCCATCAAATGGTCCCTGGGCCAGACCTAATGTACCAGTGGTCGACCAGGCTAATCTTGTCGCTTGGATTTCAGATTCCAGCACCACCGCCGGCGTGCAATACTTGTCCTTTGCCAACGAAGGTACCTACTTGCTTGAACTCATCATAATGGGCACAAGCTCTTCCCCTGGTGCTATTGCCGCCGCCGAGGCTGTCACATCTGATATCAGCATCGTATCGATCAATTCTGCAATCGGACTTACTTCCCCTACGCCACACTACTTCAGATTCACGTGTGTCAGTACTGGTGCAGATCAGTCCATTGCGCTGACGAGACAGAACACCACCGCCACCACCACTTGGTCGGTTCTCACTGTTTGTTCATAATATTTCATTCGAACTGTATAATCAACAAAACAAAAACAAAAACAATAAAATAGTG